GACCAGTGGCACCACCACCAGCGACGACGCCAGACCCACACTCTGCCGCAACTCCTCGAGCACCGCGCGCAACTCGGCTGACGCCGCCACCGCCGACAGGTCCACCACCGACATACGGTCAGGCATTTTCGGTACTCCGGCGCCCGGCAATCACCACGTCACACGCGCCCAGCGCCACCGGCCCGTCAAGCGCCGTCACGGTCACACACACGGCGTGCCGGTTCGCCATCGACGCCACGCCATGCTCGATCCGCTGTTCGGCCCCGTCCACGGACAGCACGTCGAACGCCTCGGCCTGCGACGTGACCGCAATCCCGTTTGCCACCGGACACACCTCGACCGTGCAGTCGGCGCCGGCCGTGACGGCCTGCGTGATGCGACGCATGCGCCCCTCGCCGCCCGCGCTGCCTTGCGACAGGTCCGCGCTCGTCATTGTGGGCGCCGGCATCGCGACCCCCTCGTCGGTCGTGAGTGATGGGTCGTCGAGTCGGATCAGCGTATTGGTGCCCTCGGGCGCCGCAAAGAGAACCAGGGCCATGCCGCCTAACTCCCCGTGGTTTCAGGGTCCGTGATATCGTCCGACACCGCCGTCGAATACTGGAACCCGGTCGGCCAATTGCTGTCGTACGTGCGCGCGAAGTAGCGGTCGCCGGTTCCCCCGACGCCGACCGTGGACGTCAGGTTCGTCGTGCCCGCGCTCGCGCTCGCCGTCAGGTTGTCGTATGTCTGCGCCGCGTTGTAGACCCGCAGCCCGTGCCCGGATTGCGGAACCACGATGGCCAAGGGCACCGACGGCGAGCCGCTCGAGCCGTTCGTGGTCGCGGTGATCGACGTCGGCGGCAATAGTGCCGTATGCATCGTCGTAGATGACGCAGCGCCGCCCGTCGCCTTGCGTGTCCGCACCTCATAGCGCGTGCCACCCGTTAGGCCGGTGATGCTCGTCAGTTGCGGCGACAGGGTGCCCGTGCTGCCGGCCGCCACATACGACGCCGCCGCCGTGAACGCGCCACCCGACCCCAGCACGCGGTATTCCAGGTGATACGTGTCGCCGTCGTTGGTCGTCGCGGCCCACACGACGTCAATCTGCGTCGCCGCCAAGAAGTTGCCAAACAGCGACTGCCGCGGCGCTGGCGGCGAGGGCACGACCAGCGCCGTCACGTTCGCGACCGCCAGCGGGGATGACTGATGCCCCACCGGCCAATCCGACCGCTCATTCGCGGCCGAAAACTCCGCGTTGCTGAACGACGCATAATACGTGTCGTCCACGGTAATCAGCGCGTTAGTCTGTCCCACCCACGGATGCGAGAACCGCGCCGGGTCCGCCGTCTGCTCGGCGTACCCGTCAAGCGACACCCCTTGAATGTAGACTTGCGACCGCACGGGATAGCTCGTGGACGAACCGCCGCCATACCCCGGATAGTGCGTGGACGACGTGCCGCGCCAGTACGGCTGATACAACGGCGCCCGAATCGCGCCGTAGAACGACGCCTCAGCCGAGAAGTCGGTCAGCGACACGCCCTTCTTGTGCCGCAGCTTCACGTTGAGTTGGTACGGCTCGTTCCCCGATCCCGCGACCCGGAACCGCTTCACACCCGCCGGCAACGTCTCGGACAGGCTGTAGCCCATCCCCGGCACTTCCTGCCATACCTCCGTCTCCGCGAACGCATCGCCCTGCGTGAAGGTGCCCCACATCGCAAGGATACCTTCGCTCCACTCCTCGCCATAACTCCAGCTCTGCGCCACATCCGACGGCGCTGCGGCGGGCAGGTCGGGCGCTTGCGCGACGGCGTGCAGGTAGTGATACGACCGATTGGTGCGATGGTTCAAATCCCATTGCTCCCGCTCGGTGTCCCACACCCACGCGATATTAGGCGCCGCGACGTAGCCACTGAGCGACGGTTGCGGCATATAGAACCACACCTGCCGGCGCTCCGGGTGATAGCGCACCACCGCGCGCTCGAGTCCGTCCAGCTGACGCCACGAACGACGACGCGGCGGCAAGAGCGATTCCACCTGTGCGCCGTCGGAGCGCCACGGGCCGCCGTCGCCCAGACCGTACCAATACCCCATCGCATGGTCCAAGGCGTACGGGTTGGTACACCCCGCCCCTACCGTGTTCAGCACCTGCTGGATTTGGTATTGCCAGCCCGGCAACCCGCGCCCCGCGCCGCTGATCGCGTACAGCTCCGCGTCCTTGGCCACCAGCATCACCGATCGGCCGGCGCGCATCGCGCGCACATACTGCCCCTTGGCGCCCAGGATCGCATACGCCCGCGGATCGAAGCCGCCCGAACCCGACGGGTCAGTTCCCAACAACGAGTGCCGCACCAGATGCGGCGCGTTGTTGCTCGTCTCGGAGTCGTACCCGGACACGAACAACACCCCGTTGAACACTTCCGCGCTGTAGGCCCGCAGCACCTGCGCCGCGCCGCCCGAGGTGTCCAGGTCGTACGTCGGCGTCGTGATCGTCCACGAGCCCCCGCTATACGACAGAACCACCATCCCGTTGCGGTTGGCGGCCGGCGACGCATCCACCACGTACAGCTTCTCAAACAGTTCCACGCCTAACGGGCGGGCGGGGGTCGCGGTATTCCACCCCATGTCCACCCGTGACGTCGCCTCAGTCCCCGTGATGAACGCGGGTGTGTCGTCCAGCCCATACGCGTAGTGCTTGGAGCCCGCCGCCGCGTGCGCGCACACCGCCAGCCCGGGCGCGGAGTACGGGAACACACCCAGCACGTCGGTAATGGGGTTGCCGGCCACGGCAGCGAACGTGAGCACCGCCGCCGACCCGCCGCGCACCTCGCGCAACCCGCCCGCGCGCGCCATCAGGTTCTGCCCGTCGTCGAGCGCGCCAGATACCTCCAGCTGGTCCGGCTCCGCGTCCTCGATCAGCGGGCCGGTCCAACTGCGGATATGTCGCGTCCGACCGCCCGCAATACGCACGGCGCTTTACAGGCCGTTGAACTCCGCGACCGACGTCGGCGTCGCGGGCGTGGTGTTGGCGAACGTCAACGACCCGCCGCCGGGGATCGTGAACGACAGGCGACACTTCTGCGCCCCGTTCAGGTCCGACAGGCTCAACACCTGCTCCGTTCCCCCCGCGAAATTGGAACCGGCGTCCTCAAAACCCGCACCCGTCCGCACCGCCACGTTGTTGGCGTAGTAGCGCGCCAGCGTCGGCGCGAACGTCCCCGACACCGCAGAGGGCTTGAGCCAGACCTCAATCACCGACCAGTCGTACGTGTCAATGTCGCACGTGTACGCGCCGGCCACGGTCAGCGCCTGCCCCAGCAGATGCTTGCCCACGACGTCCTGCGCGGTGGCGGGCGCCGACGTGATCCGCAGATGACCCGACGTGAAGGACCGGCGCGAGTCCGCGCTAGACGGTTGCGGCAAATGCAGTTCCATATCACACCAAGAAGGTCGAGGTTTCGCGCTGTGTGCTCACGTCCAGACTACGCCGGCCCGCGTGCGCCCACAGCTGCGCGCGGCGGTCGTGCAACTTCTCCCGCAACTCGCCGGGGAATCGGCCCTCGCCGCCCGACGCGTAGGCCAACTCGGCCGCCATCAGGGCCAGCACATCGTGAAACCGCGCCGGGATTTCACTCGGCGTGTCCGTGCTCGTCGCCAACTCGGCCGGCCACGTCTCGTACTCCGCGTACAACGCGATGCCCGCCTCTACGTCCTGGTTCGTCGTCACCACGGCCGTCTCGTCCGCCCCGGTCACGGCAAACGCATAGCCGGACCACTCATTGCGCTGGTCGAACCGCACCTCGCGCAACCGCGACCCTTCGCTATCCCGTAACCGCAGCTGCAACACACGCACCAGTCCCGTCACGGCCGGCGTCTGTGACGTCAGGGTGTACGTGCGCGCCGTGGCGCTATCGGCGGCCCACGTGGCCGACGTTTGCCGGTATCCGCCGGGTAGCTCGGCCACCAGCTCGTTGCGCGCATCGTTCAGGTAGCGGGTCACCTTCGCCGAAGGAAACGCGCGGTCGCTGGACGTCGTGCCCAAGTGTGCGTACACGCTCTCCTGCAACTGGCTCAGGTTCACGCGGCCACTCCCGCCGCCCGATTCACCATGCGCCGGACCGTCGGTTCCGCGGCACCGACCGCGCGCGCCGTGGCCCGCCACGACCGACCCTCGGCCCGCAACGCGACCGCCTGCGGAATCCACGGGTAGCGCGCCGCGTCAACCATCGCCGCCGAAGGCGGGAGCGTCGGCGCCACTGTGGTAGCGTGGCTCGCCGCGCGAATGGCCTGCCGCCAGCGCCGCACGCGGTCGTGGACGATTTCCACGTTCTCGTGCCACCGCTTCGAGTGAAACAGGAAGTCTACGACCTCCTGCACGACCTCGGTCGGTACCTCCAGGTGCTGCACCAACGACGTGATGCCCATCCCATCGGGACTCGGCCCACTGCCGTTCTCTCGCATCGTCACCATGTCACACCCTCCGCGCAATGCGCCGCATCGTCTCGGACCCGCTGTGAAACTTGATCCACGGCCGCTTCAAATCGACCTCGGCCAACCCCAAGGCGAACAACTCCGCGCCTTTCCGCACATAGGCCCGACTCGTCGCCTCGTTATGCTCGACCGTCCGCCGCACATGCTCTTTCCACGACCCCGCCCCATCGTGCGGGTTGAGCAGCGACGTGCGCTCCATATTGCGCAGAATGTCCTGCATCGTGTCCGGCGTCAGCTCCCGAAACGGGAGAATCTCCCCCGGCGCCGCGGTCAGCGGCTCGCCCGTTGTCGGGTCGAACCGCCACACCACGAGTTGTCGCACCATCTTCCCGCCCGCCGACGGCGAATCCACCGCCCAACGGCACACGGTGGGGTCCCACACACAGTCCGCACCGTACCGCTCACGCAGCACGTCACGGAACCACTTCGGCGCATGATCCCCCACCGCGTTCACGCTCATGCGATCACCACACCCTGCGTGTTCGCCACCTGCCCCGCGGTGATATCCGCCGCCGAGTCGATCAACGACAGTGGCGTTCCGTTGATGACGAACGTGGCCGTAATACCGGCCGCGTCCAGCCTCGTCGTGCCGGGCACGAAGTTTGACCCTGATGCGTTCGCCACATACAGCGTCCCGATCCACCCGAGGTAGGGGTTTCGGTTGTGGTCCCGCACCGCGCGCCGCGCCGCCGTCAGGTCCGCGTACGCTGCGCCCAGCTGCTGCGCAAACTCCACGTCGTCCGCCAGCACGTAAATCAACCACGCGCCCACCGCGCCCGTGGCGATGTTCGATCCCGTCAGCGCCACATTGGCCTTGCCGGTGTAGGTCACCAGCGAGCCGGACCCCAGCCGCACCTTCCCCGCGCCATACGTGAACGTCGCCGCGCCCGCGTCCAGCGCCAACGACGCCGCTGCCGTCTCGACGCACGGACGGCCCGAGAAGTCCACATACGTCTCATTCTCGGTCGTGATCGAGTCCGTGCCCCACGTGAACGCGCCGGACCCACCTTCGCCCACCAGCACGGCGCCCACTGCGACGTCATCCGCGCCAGGTGGCAGCGTGTTGGTCGCCGTCGCATACGCCGCCCATGCCGCCACGGCCGACGTGTAGTTCTGCGCGTCCTTGTCCACTTCGACGTCGTACGCGCCCGCCGTGTTGGCGAACACCCACGCGACACCAAACGTGGACGTGGCCACCGTCGCCCCGCCCGCCGCCAGCGTCGAAATGTCGATGGCCGTCGCCGCCGGCACCGCGTACAGCTCTCCGTTCTTCCGAATCACGATCGCGTTATCGGCCTCGATATCCTGCGCCGACGCGTCCACACTCAGGCCCGCCGTGGTCGTCGAGACCACAGCGTCAGGCACAACGCGCGTGCGCAAGAAATCGCGCAGCGCGTCCACGTCGTTCACCAGCTTGTTCAGCTCTCGAGTCGTTGCCAAGTTTGAGGAAGGCGTGGTGCCCCCCTGTAACTCCGTGGGCGACGACCTGACTGGCGTATCACTCATTGCCACGTGCTCCAGTTGAGGTGTCGGGAGGCGCCACCGTGACGCCCCCCGTCGTCATCCCTTACGAGTACAGCCGATCGACCGTCGAGACGTCGTTCAGGTCCGAGGCGATGCCGTGGCAATTCAGGCGCTGCCACGCCAGCTGCCAGTACTTCCGCATGTACCCTTCGGCGCCGTCCTGATCGGAAATACGGGTGAACTGCGCGCCGTCGAAGTCGGCCCAGTCCTCGCCCACCAAGTCGAGGTTCTTGACGTACTTCGTGTTGAGCGCCACGAGCCGCGCCCCGGGGCAATCCGTGTCCCCGATGACTGGCGACGTTCCGCCCGCGTGCTGGATGGCCGCAATCGGCTTGTAGCCACCCTTGAGCGCCACATCCTGCCCGTCGATGCGGCGAATCGGCAGGAAGATTTCGCTGTACTTCTGCGTAATGCCCGGCCGCGTCGCAAACAGGTTCGGGTACTCCTCGCACTGCGCGTGGATCGCGTTGGTGAGCGTACCCACCACGCTGTCGTCCAGATCACGCAGCGAGCCCGAGTTGGACAGCGAGACCGCCGCATACGTGGTCCCGATCGGCACCGCCTGGAACGTGCCAGACTGCACCATCGCGGACAGGACGCCGTTCACCTCGCCCTGCACCGTGTTGTCGGTATCGCTCGTCGCCTTGGCGACATAGCCCGCGGTGATCGACGTCAGGTCGATGGACGATTCCAGTACGACCGTGCAGGTGGCCGACCCCAGCGTCGCCGCCTTGGACACCACCTTGCGCTTGCCGACGAGCGTGCCGCCCGACGTGTAGAACGCGAGATTGTCGCCCTTGTAGATATGCTTGGCCGGGTTCCCGCCGTCCGAGAGGTTGTACGCACGGGAGAGCGTCTGCGACGCGGAGTTTGCGCCCGCCGCCAGGTGCGCGACCTTGCCGGTGCCGTCCGCCCACATCTGGCGGTTGCAATCCTTCATCATCGCGTTACCGCGATCGTCCATCTTCTCCTCGACCGCCGGACGGAACGTGCCCTTGGTCTTGGCCAGACGCGCCATTTCAAACGCGTCGATCGCCAGACGGGCGTACGTGCGCTTGAGGGTCGTTTCCATCTGGTCGTACACGCCGTCGGCATTGTCCGGCAGGGCCTTGTTGGCGCCGCCGTTGGCAACACCGCCGCCCGTCTCCAGCTTCGCGCCGAAGATGATCTTCTTGCCGGCAAACTCCCACGACTCGAGCGGGTCCAGCTGTGCCTTCAGCTGGCCGCCCTTCGCCATCATCGGCTGCCAGTAGTTCGTGAAATGGTCCTTCGCGATGTCGCTCAGTTCCGTGATCGTCGATGCGGTCACACTCATTGCTTGGGTTCCTCAGTCAGTGCGGATTACGCCGCGCCCTTATGCACGCGATAGCGCGCCTGGAACTCGGCTTCGGATTCCGTGTGGGGGTCGTATGGCTTGAACGGCGCCGTGGACGGGACCGCCCCACGCGCCGGACGTTGGCCCGCGGGTGCGCGGCCGGTCCGTTCGATCGTGCGAGCCACCGTCTCATTGTGCGCCTGCGCTGCGCGCTCGGCCTCCAACGCGGCCAGCTTGGCTTTCAGTGACTCGACCTCGGTCATCACTGTGCCGCGCCCGCGCTCGACCAGCGCCATTTCATCCCGGAACAACGCGTCGATATCGTCCGCGTGCATACGGGTGAAGCGCCCAGCCTGCAACGCCATCCCATACAGCGCGCGCACCCGGTCCGCGTCTACGCCGGGGTACTTCGTCGCTTCGCGTGCGATGTAGGCCGAAATGGCCTCCGCTTGCGCGTGCGTTTCCTCCTGCTCGGCCCGATCCGCGCGGTGCGCCTCGAGGCGTTCGCGAATACGGTATTCCTCCGACTCGTCCCACCGCTTTCGGTAGTCCGGGTCCGTCTCCAGTAGCTCCTGATGCCGGCGCTCACGGTCCAGCGCCTCGCCGCCCTTCGACGCGGCCTCGAGCATCCGGCGCCGGTTCTCGGCCGCCTGCTCCAACCGCGCGCGGTACTCGACCTCGCGCGCCTCGGCCGCCTGCTCAATCTCACGCCGCTGACGCGCCAGCGCCTGCATCTTGTGCTGGTAGTCGCGCTCGAAGTTGGGGGACTTTTCGATTTCCTCCAACGGCGCAAAGCCGGTCTCCTCGCCCCGCTTCCACGGCAGCGCAAACCCCTTCGGCACTTTCAGCACGTACGGCTGGCCGTTCAGCTGGCCCGCAATCTCCCGTTCCTCGATCGCGGACGCTGTGTCCACGGCCGTCGGCTCGCCCGCGGGCGCCTCAACCTCTGCCGCCGGCGTCTCAACCGCCGGGGTTTCGACGGTCGCGGGTGCGGTCACGTCGGGCGTCGGGTCGATCGTCTCCAGGTCCGTCATTGCGGTTCTGCTCCAGCCTGCGGCGATGCCGCGTCGGCTTGCTGTAGGTCCATCGTGCGGCGGCGCTGCGCTTTCACGCCCATAGCTGCCTGTCGCACGTTCCACGGCTTGGTGTCATCCAACACCAGCTCGTCCAACACCATCAGGTGAATGGCGTGGTCGTCGTCGTCCGGGAGCACCATCGGCGTCCCGTCGGTCCGGTAGAAGTCCACGACCTGCACGGGAGGCGCTTCCGGGTCGGCCGGGTCCAACACTTCGGCCGGCCGCGCCTCAAACTCGCCACGCTCCAACGCCAGGTTGATCCAGCGCGCGCGGTGATAGTGCCGCGTCTGCGAATCAAGGGCGGGCGACAAGCCCTTACCCAAGTCCAACAGCTGCAAGCCACGCCGCGGGTCAATCCACTGCTTGTCCATCGCCTCCTTGATTTCCGCGCGATGGCCCGCGGCACTCTGCGCCTTGAAGCCTTCCAGCTCAATCGTGATATCGTCCGGGTCAGGCAACTGTGTCCCTGACGCATCCTCGAGGATGTAGCCCAAGTCAGGCCGGTCCGCCGCCACGTAGCGATTCACGTCGTCGCCGTACTCGCGCTTGCCGATCGTCAGTTGCACCGCGCCCCACTTCTTGAGCGACGACGCCAGCGCACCCATCGACTTCGCCAGCTGCCCTTGCTCCTCCTCGCGCAAATGCTCGAGCGCCACACCCGAATCCACGCCCGGCGGCGCCTGTCCGCGCGACACCTCGTGGAACCCGGCAATGTCCCATAGCGAGCCCTTCGCCTCGCTGATGATCCGCCACCGCTCACCGCCGGCGCTTCCGGGCTCCAAGCGATAGAACATGTCCCGCAGCCCCTTGTTGGCCAACCGGGACGTCATCGGCACTTTGATAATCGCGCGGTCATCCGCGACGATTTGGTCGGGCAGGTTCGGGTGGTCCCACGACACCCAGCGCCCCACGCCGTTCAGGCGCATTTCCTGGTCGATCGCCGTCCACTGGCGATTAATCAGGTCTTGCGGCGATACCATGTCGTTCACCGACGGGCGACCCATCGGGGTAAGCGGCGCCGGCTCGTCATAGATCGGCACGAATGGCAACACGCCATGCGGGAACGCGTCGTCGTACACAATGGCGTTCCCGACGCGCACGATCAGGCGCCCATCCGGGAAACACTCCGACGGCAGCTCCCAAAACTCCTGAATCGCCACCGTGGGCTGCGACTTCTTGTTCGGCGCGTTTTGACTCGGCAGCGATCCCGCACGCAACGAGCCCGCGATTGCCGCGCCGGCCGCCAACCGCTCAAGCGTCAGCGCCAACATGTCCTCGCCCGTCCCCGGCTCGATCTGCTCCGCGAACTCCGGGAACATTTCGCGCGCTTCCTCGATCGGCAGCACGTCGGTATCCAGCAACCACCGCAACCCCGCGCCCGGATCGAACGCCACACAATCCGGGTTGAGCCGGATATTGAACACCGACCGCACCGCCGTATCCGTGTCACCGGGTCGATACTGGTACGCGTCCCCGCGGTCCTCCACAGGGTTCATGTCGCGGTCCACGTACACCATGTCAAACTGGACTTCGCCGTCCACCACCACCGGCCGCGTCATCGGCTCGCCCGCCGGGTCCACCATCGGCTGACCATCCAGCCCCAACACCGGCTCGCGGCGCACCTGCTTCACCTGTGCCGGCGTCAGCGAGCCCAGGTCGCGGTTCCAGAACGACTTGAGGAACGCCACGCCGCCCGCAAACGCCAGCTCCAAACACTGGTCCAGCTTGGCCCGCATGCTGGTCCCGTCGAACCGGGACTGAATCAGCGTGGCCGCCAACACCGCCCGGTCACGCGCGTCCAGCGCGTTCGATGACGGCCGCGCGGCGAATTGGATCGGACCCGACAGCAGCCGCTGCGAGCGCGCCCGCAAGATCGGCTTCAGGAAATTCATGGTGACCCGGAAGTCCGTTTCACCCAGCAACGGCAGCTCATCCCACGTCCGAGACCGCTTCGACCACGTGAGATACTGCCGGCCGTACATGTACAGCAGGTTGCGCGTCGTTTGCCGCCACCGTGCTTGCGCGTCCGGCTCCGTGTCGCGCATCCGCGCCGCCAGATACCCGCGCACCCGTCCCGCATCCTCACCCGGAATGGGGTAATCCGGCCCGCGGTAACGCCGAATCTTCTGCACCCGGCGCGCGTTGGCGTCCACCGTCGGCGTCGCGATGCCCGTATCGGACAGGACCGTCGGCCCCGTACCTTCCATCGCCTCGGGGCGCACGATCGCCGTCATGACACGGCCCCGGTGCCCATGTACGGCTCATCCAAGACGTTGACCCGCACCCGCTCCCGCTCGAGCCGACGCACGACCTCGCCAGACGCCATGTCCGGGTTCTCAGCCTTGATACGTCGCGCCTTGGCCGCGTACACCGCCGCGCCGGCCGCGTCGAACTGCTCGATAAACTCCAGCACCGCGCCGTCCAGCGCGTCGGGCACCGGCCCAGCCACTTCGGGAGCCTCGGCCGTCGGTACGGTATACCCCTCACGCCATGCCTGCACCAGCCGGTTCGTCGCGTCGGCTTCGCGCGCATGGGCTGCGGCGATCAACGGCGCATACAGACGCCACACGAGGGCCGCGCCAAGCGCCGCCCCCAAAAGGACCAACCCCGCCCCGGTCACGAGTGCTGTCACAGACTCCCTGGAACGCGAAAAGCGGCACCCGGCCCGTGTCAGGGCCAGATGCCGCAGGAGGTGCGCGCTGCGAGCGCCGTACTCGATTGTGTGTCGCGCCCGAACTTAGACGCGCCTTGGTGCGTCAGTCAAGAGAGTCCCGTGTGTCACTCGTCAGGCAGCCGCCGCGTGCGTCACCAGCCACAGCGCCGCCACGTCCGCCGACAGCCCGCGCGCCGTCAGCTCCTCCCACTCCGACCGACTGCACGCCAACGTGAGCCGCTGGCCTAACGCGGGCCACGCCACCACAATTAACGGCGTCCGGCATTGCTGGCACATCACTTCCGCGTGCCCGGACCGCACCAACGCCCCAGGGGACCACGAGTGCCCGCCCGGACAGGTGACCCGCCGATCCGACAGCGCAGACCACGCGTGAAACCGGGTCACGACGCTGCCTCGCGACACTGTCGCAGCCGACACGTACGACTCCCGCACGGCTCCCACAGGTGGGCGTGATAGAACGGGCTGGGGTACCCGCCCCAGACATACTGCCAGAACTCCACCCCGTTCGCCGGCCACGTCGGCCTGTGGCGCGCAAGATCGTTGGCCCACGTCCAATGTCCGGTCGCGTAGTAACTGCCTTCGCCCACCTGCCACACGCCACACGCGATGAGGAAGCGGTAGCCTATCCCAGCAAGTCGCCCGCTTCGCCACAAGGGCACCCATTCCCCATTCGCCGCATCCGGCCGCCGCAGCAGCCACCACCACGGGAGCCGGGTCATCGCACCCGCTCCCCGTTCACGAACGTGCCCAGGTCTATGTACGCCGCACCGAACAGCTCGCACAGTAACCCCTCGTCGTTCGGACTCCAGTCGAACGTGTACCCGCCCGGATCGTCCCGAATCTCGCGCCACTGGTTCCGCCTCGCCTCCCGTGCCGCACACTCCGCCCGACGCGCCTCCGTCTCCTCCGCCATCTCTGGTCGGTAGTACACCAGCGGCCGACGCCACCGCACGCCGTCGCGCATCGCAGGCAGCGGCCGGACAAACTCAATCCGGTGCGGTAGCCCGCATTCGCAATCGTAGGCAATCGACCCAACGCCACCCTCGCCCGCGCCACAGAGCGGCCCCGGCCAGATGGTGAGGCCCTCCTCACCGCACGCGCACCACACGCGCCGCGCGCCACGCGGCAGCCGCACCAGTCGGCCGTTCATGGTTTCCCACCCCACAGAATGCGCGCCCCGTTGTACTCCACCCATTTGTCGCTCCTCAGCAGCCGTCGCATGCCTGCCAGCAACGCCAAGCTGCGGCCGTAATGATCCCGGAAGTGCAGCCTTGCCCAATCCCTCAGCGACCACTGCGACCGGCGCGCCAGTGCATGCGCCCGCCGTCGCTGATTCCGCGCTTTCGCCCGGCGCTTCCGCTCGCTCGCCGCGCTCATGGGGCGTCCCCCTGCTCCCATCCGCCTTGCCAGAGACTATCGCGCGCAGCCGCAGCCCACGCGGGCACAGTGTGTCCGTTTGGTAGCTCGGCATCTTCTGGCTTGGCCCCCTCCACGTCCCAGCCGCCCCGGCTCATCGGGTTGCCGTAGATCACCACGTCCGCCGAGTCGAAGTGCTTCACCGCACCAGTCCCGTGCATCCGCACCAACCAGACGCTGTTCACGTTGTAGCCGTAGTCGATGAACCCCAACGACTCGCCGTCGCCTAACGGGGTCCTGACGTCGATCGGCGTTCGCCACTCGTGGAAATAGCTCATGCGTCACTCTCCCGGCGTCCCTCGTGTTGAAATTCCGGGTAGGGCAGGTCCGCGTTTCGCCACCCGGCGTACCGAATGGAAATCGTCGCGGTCCAGATTCCGCGCCCTAAGCGTCGGCACGCGCAGAATATCCCGCGCAATCGCCTCAACCGAGCCCTCGCGTGCTGCCTGCACTTCTTCGTCGCGGCTCATCCCGCCACCTCCGCAAACGTCCGCCGCACGCCGTTCGCGTCGTAGTAGATCGCGTGCGTCCCCTGACGCAGCTGCCGCAGCGTCTCCTCGATCGCCTCGTCCTTGATCCGCAGCTTGCGGTTGTCGGACTCCAGGCGGGCGTTTTCCGTCCGCAGGTGCCGTACCTCCTCGAGTAATACGCCGTGCTGTCGCTCCACTTCGCGCTCGACGACAGCGGCCAGCCGCGCCATAACATCCGCCGGGGTCACGCCCGCACCTTCCCGCGCTTTGTCAACTCCTTCTCCATTTTCTCCCATTCGACGTCCTCCCGTCGGGATAGAGGGTCCAACTTCTGCCGGCGTGCCTTTGTCTCGCGCTCCTCGGCACGGCTCCCGGCAAACTCCGCACTGCGCGCGCTCAGAAAATACGTCCACCCGTCGATCGGGTGATCCTCTACGTCAGTATTGAACTCCTCGCGCTTCTTCGGGTGCAGCGGAATCGTGGACACGATCCGCAGGAACTCCACACACGACGGATGCACCACCAGCGCGGGCGGCTCAACCAACGCGCCATCATCGTCCAGCCGGTACGCCAGCGCCTCCTTGAGCAGCTGCGTCCGCGTGCGGATCGAGCCCGGACCTTTGGGCGACGGCACCAGCTGCGGGACCGGTGGTAGCTCGCGCCTACCGTCCGCCGCCTCTGCCCATGCCGCCTCTATCCCCTCCTGGACGCGCTCCGCGATCGTGACCCCGCCGTCGGTCGTCGCGAAAATCGCAGAGTCCGCCACAATCTCGCGCGGGCTCGACGCTGCGGCCAAGCAGATCGCCGCCACCTCACGCCCCACGCGACGCGGACCCTTGCCGCGGAAATACAGCTCATGCCGTAGCAGCGTGTCGCGGGCGCCGACAAAGCCCAGCCCGAACCACCCCGGCGACGAGTAGCCCCAATCCATGCCGGCGCCAGCCACATCATCCGGCCCGGGCTCTCGCTCCTTAACGTGGTAATGCCGGTGGAACTCCGGGAACGCCAGCCCCTGGCCCGTCGTCAGGCGCATCCCGTAGACCTCTTGCTTGAGGTCATCCGAGTCCGGCGCATACTCCGCCACCAGTGCCTCGAACTCCTCCGGCGCGATCTTCGGGTTCATGCGCGCATCACCGTCCCACAGCTCCCACTCTGGCCCGCGCGTGCCTGACGCTACCTCGTCACACAGAATGTTGAAGTAGCTCGGTGTACGCTGGAGCTTGTTACCGTCCGTGCCGTAGTTCGGTGACGAGGGGAACGCGGCCCACCCCCGGTTATCCATCAGCGCAGGCCGCAGCACCTTCCGCCAGCCGTACTGCAAGTCCCAATGCGCGCACTCCTCGGCCACCACGCCACCTAACCGCGCGCCGATACCACGCACACTGTCGATGTTCTCGTAACTCTTGATCCACAGCGTGCCCAGCCGCGGCGCGCGCACGCACTTCTTTTGCTCGTTCAGGTAAAAGCCTGGCACGTCGCGGAACCGCGGGACCACCTCTTCCTCCCACAGGCCCAGCGACTGCGTGTAGTCGCGCGCGATCCATGCCACGTCGAGCCCTTGCAGTATCCCCCGGTGCATCGGCACACCGTCCGCCAGTGGGCCATGCCCCAGCCACGACATGGCCCAGCTCACCCGGCTCTTGCCGGTGCGACGCCCCCAGCACAGCAGCTTAAAGCGCGCCATGTGCGCCAGCACCGGCTCTTGGTGCGGCAACGGCGCCGCCAGCTGAATCCGCGCAACTCTACTCACGCACCATCCTAACCTCGATCGCGTCTACCTTCTCCGCGTTCACATTGACCGACGTTGCCGGCTCCGCGCCATAGCGCGTGCGGTTCATGCGTGCCGCACGCCATCGCTTGCTGTCAATCTCCGCACGGATGGCCGACACCTTTACATGGTCGCTTTCGTCCCACGCCTCACGCAACATGCTCTCGAGCGCCACAATCTCCTCGTAAATCGCGTCCGCGTGCGTCTCCCGTGCCGCCCGGTATGCGTCTTGGTGCTCTGGCGCATTGAACAGCAACCGCAGCCGACCCACGGACAACCCCACGGCACGCGCCAACTCTGTTACCGTCTCGCCCGCGGCAAACCGCTGGATCAACTCGGGCACGTCCTCGCGCGCGCGCGTCGGCAGTGCGTCGGCAGTCCGCTTGCGCGCGCTCATGGCCTCGGTCGGATGATGAAGGCCGGCGCCACGGTCGAGTCCCACGACGTCCAGGTAATGAGCGTCGCACCGCGGCAGGTGGGCACGTCCCAGCATCGGACGAGCGTGCGGTTGAGGTCGTTCACGCGCGCTTGCAGCTCGTCGTTGAGGTCGAGGTAGCTCGGTTCGGCGGGCGCGACGTCCACGCACGCGGCGAGCGCCAAAAGCAACAGGAGTCGGCTCACCTGACCACCTCCCGGCTGGGGTCGCGCACGAGCAGGACGGGGGTGAAGGGGCCGTCAAACTTGTTGAGAATGTTGTTGCACAGATCGCCCTTGCTGTCCACCCACCACGACCTATGCGACGGTACCACCTCGTGCTGGCACAGCTCCCCGCGCACGGCTTCGAGGGCGGCGCGCATGCCCGAGTAGATCGTCCAGTCAGGACCAAAACTCGCGTAGGCATCAAACGCCCGACAACACACCTCATCCGGGATCGGGCCCAAGGCCGGGCGCTGCTTCTTGGCCAGCTCGGCGCGCAGGCGCAGAATCTCGCTGTTCGCCTCCTCCATCGTCGCGTGACCGTCAAGCGCGTCGGACGCACGCTGGTGCTCCATTTCCCGCAGACTTTCGTGCGTCTGCGCCAGCTCACCCCTGAGCCGCTCGACCTCGGCGCGGGCCTCGTCGCGTTCGCGAATGGTCCCTGCCAAGACATTGAGAAGCGACTCGTACTCGCCTCGCGCGTCCTCACTCACCTGCTGTCGGTGCAGCGCGCAGATGCGTTCGTGCTCGTCCTTCTGCACGTACTCGACGGCTTCGCGCGGGGCACCGCCGAGAAACTCGAACGTCAGCCGCGCCGGCGCGGGCGAAGGCTCGGGGGCTGTCGGCGTCTCGGTGTCCGTGTGAGGGCTACCGATCCTTTTCGCGCCTTGTGCCCCGTCGCCCGTTCGCTCCTCCCTGGCCCGGCGCACGGCCTCGTCGATCACGGCTTGCAGGGCTTCGCTTACCGTATCGTGGGTCCACGCCGGCAACATCAGGCGCCCGGCACAAGCCCGCGCCGCCTCGGAAATCTCAGTCATGGTTCTTGCTCGGTTTGGGTAGTGTCACGCGCCCGGTGCGGATCGCGTGACGAAGGGTGGACAACAGCTTGGCGTCGTCGTAGCGGCAGATGCAGCTCTCGCACAACAGCGGACGACGACAGTGGCAATCCCCTGCCGCCTTGTGGACGGCCGCAATCGCGCGGCCCAGCGTGGCGAGCACTTCGGCGCGGGTCACGGGATCACCTTTCGCCTGCTGCACCAACACGCACGCGGCGTCCGGCGTGACCGGCGGCGCGTCGGGTGGCGTGCGCAGTTCCCACCTGTCCCGGTGGCCCTGCGACCCGTGCTTCGGCGGGCGTGGCTCCTTGTGCTCCCTGCCGTCCTTGCCGGGCTGCTTCAGACTCTCGTCAGGCATCAAATCCTCCAAGATTGGAATTTACGCATAACCGCCTAGGCGCCTCTGTGAGCTTCCGGAAGTGCGGAAACGTCGCTGGACACGAGCGGCGGGGGGATCGTGGCTTGGCGGGCCATTTCCGGCCCGGGAATCGCTATCACCGCGCCCAGTGCCACGGGACCGGACGGCTTTTCGGCCATCCGGCGCGGCTTGCGCGAAGGCCACGTCTCCATGCGCACCGCGCTGGCTGGTTGATCCTCGGCACCTGCGCGGGCGCAGTCCGGCTCATGCAACGGCACGTCCCGGCTTTGCCCGTTCGGCCACGGCTGCGACGCGACCAGCGTCCGACTGCCGCAGAGGGTGCAGTAGGCCGTCGATCGGTCCTCTCGCTGGGTCGCCGTCGCCACCCAGCGCCGGGTCTTTGCCACGGCCGCGCAATACTCGCGAATCTCCGAAATGCGCGGCGCGAACTTGCCGTGACTGACGACGATGCGGTCCACCGCGATCCGCAACTCCTCGTCGTTGTAATCCTCGACCCCCATGCGAATTTGGTCCAGCATCGCCGGGGAGTCGTCCAGCGTTTTGTACTGCACCCGGAGCGCGACCAGCGCGCGCGCGACCGCCTCACGGCTCGCCATCAGGCTTCCCCGCGGATCACGGCCGCCAGGAATCCGGTTTCGCCGTTGCGGCTCCGACCAGCGAGGGGCGCCACGGGGGTGACCCCCTCACCCAGCGCGCGCACCTGCTCGGCCTGCCAGTCGTCGAGGATGCCGGGCCGGAAGTAGCCCATGCTGCGCGGTGGCCCGTCGCCCTTGGCCTCAACCTGCCGGACGATCGAGGCACACGCGAACTCCACCGGCACCCCGGCTTGCGTCAGGTCGGACACGAGTTGCACCGTCGGCCCGTGGCCGGGCAGCATCGGGCGCGTCTGCTCGCCCCATCGGGCCGTCACGGCGTGATTCGTCGCGATGACCAGCCGCTGCGCCATTGTGAGGGATTCCCCGACCTCGCGCGAGGTATCAGCAGGAGGGGTTTTGTCCCGTTCCGTTCCGTTCCGTTCCGTAGCACCGGACGTCACGCGGACGTCACGCGGACTGTCCGGCGGACGTCCGCCGGACGTCACACCCTCGCGCTCGCGCCGTTTCCGCTCCCTGTCCCGTTCGCGTCGCACGTCAAGCGCGCCCTGGTACTCCTCCCACTCCCGAATACGGCCTTGGTCGTCCGTGTGCTCCGCGCGCACCCATGCCGCGAACGCGCCCCGCTTGCCCGTCCAACCAGCCCAGCGCTCCAGCAGCACATCCGGCACGGTCGTGATGTGCCCGCGCTGCGAGTGCTCGGCCGCCGCGCCCCAGAAGGTCACGAGGTGACCAATCGCCTTGAAGGTGTCGATCCGGAGCGCCTCGGCGCACCGCGCGACGACTGGGCGCGACACGAGTTGGGCGTGGACGCGAATCCAATCACTCATGATTTCGACCGCCTATTCGTCGCCGCTTTGATCACCTCGCTCACGCCCTCCGTAACAACCCCAATCAGAATGACAGTCCCGACGAAGTGCCAAGGGTCGCGGAAGACCAATTCAAGAAGGCTCATCGCACCACCCGCCGCATGGCCATCCCGCGGCCCTTCGCCGGCACAATGGTGCCGTCCTCCGACAACTGCCGCCCGCTCACGCGCGCCGGCAGGCCCGCAGCGATCACCATGTCCCGCAGCGTGCCGAACAGGCGACGCGTGTACGCCCGCGACGGCAGGCCAGGCACGTAGACCGGACCCGTCGAGCCCATCTCCTGATAGGTCGGCGTGCGCCCGTGCTGCTGATACCACGCCTGCAACGCGGCAATGCACCGCGCCCGCGCGGCCGGGTCGCTCTGCTCCCGCTGTGCCCGCGCCTTGCGCGCCCGCGCCACGAGCGCGATCCGGAACTCGCGTTCAGCCTCCTCCTCTCGCGCGTGCGCCTCCATCGACGCGATGCGGCGCAAGACGGCGGCATCTAAAGGCCGCTTGTCGTGGCAGTGCGGACACCGGAAGGTGAACCGTCCCACCGGCACGCCATCGAACAGGACGGGCACGGGGTAGACGATGGACTGACACAGCGAGCACCGCGCGTGATCTCCGGCCGGCGCGGGCCGGCTGTGGTCGTGGTAGTGGATCATAATGACAGCCCCTCCCGCCGCTTGCGCGACAGCTCGCGAATCTCGCGCAGCGACTTGCCCGCGCAGTCCACGTAGTGCGCGTAAATCCGACCGTCCGTGGTTGTAGGGTCTGCCCGTGGCCCCCACTCGTCGCGCGCGTCCGCCGCCTGGCTCAGCGGCCGGTTACACACCTCGCAGCGCGGTTTCCGCGCGAACTGTGCGCCGCGCATCATGCCGCCACCTCGCGCCATTGCGGCACGCCGTTAACGATCACGACCTCGCAGACGATCGTTGCCGTCTGTGTGTCGAATACGTGCGCCCAATTCCCCCACCATACGTTCGCCCAATTCCCCCACTCTAGATCAAACGCAGCCTTCGCGGCCTCCACGGAATCGAAGTTCCCGGTATAGTCCTCGGCGCCGCCTCTCGGGTAGTAGTCCATCCCCTTGAACAGCCAGTATCGTTTCATGCCGCCACCGCCTTCCGCATCCGGCAGTTGTCTCTATGGGTCGATTCGACGAGGTGCGCGGGGTTGATGCACGCGCGGACGTGGCATCGGTGCGCCGCCTCGTACCCCGCGCGAATCGGACGGCCTAACGCGCCCGCGAGCACCTCGCGCGTGACGAGGACCATGCGCCCGCCCTTCTTGCGCACGGGGTAATTGCAGTTGTTCACCGCGCCCTGCCATAGGGTGCATGGGCTCCTCATCATGCCGACACCTCGCCGACTGACGTGAATAGATCGCTTTCGTGCGACGCCTTGGCCGTTGCCAAGTTCCGGCACGCCTGCTCGTAGTAACTGCGCTTCAGCTCCACGCCGACGAAGCGACGCCCCTCTTGTAGTGCGACAAAGCCCTCGGACCCGATGCCGCCGAACGGCGAGAACACCACGTCGCCAGGATTCGACCATAACAGCACTGCACGACGGATGACCTCCAGCTGCAATGGAGCGATGTGCCGCTCGTCCTCCGCTTGCCGCGCGCTCCGAAACTGTAGTGTGTCCGACGGGTTGATGTCCATCCAGACGGGCGACGCATACCGCTGCCAAAGCCCGACCGGGAACCCCTCATGTGTCTTGGTGACAGGTTCGGGGTTGTCGCCCGGTTTACGGAAGGTGACGAGATAGTCTGGGATGCCCTGCCGTGACATGGCAGAGTCCTTGCGTAGCTGCTTGTACAGCAGACCCAGCGCCTTCGTGCGCTGCATCGCGGTGACGGGGTCTTTCCAGATCACGACCTCGCTATGGTAGATCCATCCGGCAGCCTCATATGCGCGGATGATCTCACCGCGGAAGTCAGTCAGTCCGATGACGCCATCTCGCGCCTTGGATGTGGGCAGGTTCATGCAGTGCACCGACGCCAATCGGCCAGGCATGGTGATGCGGAACATCTCTGCGATCGCAAAACGATAGTGCGCGAAGAACTCCTCATGATCGCGACAGTTGCCCATGTCTCGGTCGCTCGCGCTGTATGTGTACAGCGACGCGAATGGTGGCGAGTGAACCGACAGGCCGACGGATGCGTCAGGAAGCCGACGCATCACCTCGACGCAATCTCCGTGGTGCATTTCCCACTTCTGGTCAGGCGCCGTCACGATGCCCTCTTGGTAGGAATCTGATTGTCGCGCAGTTTGGTGGAGTGAAGCCATGTTTGCCGGGCTCATGTGCGCGATCAGCTCTGTCGCCATCTCATTCGCCTGGTCATCTTTCCGGCGCAAGTTGGCGACAACGGCACCCTCGCGCTCGCTGGCAATGACATGGACCTCGACCGGGCGCGTCTGCCCGAAACGCCAGCACCGACGCACGGCTTGATAGTATTGCTCCCACGAATCCGAGACCCCGAGAAACGCCATCCGCGCGCAGTGCTGCCAGTTCATCCCGAACCCGGCAATAGATGGCTTGGTGACGAGCACTCGGTATCGACCTTCGGCGAATCCTTGCAGTGTGTCCCGCTTGGCGTCCCATGCGTCAGATCCTCGCACCTCGACAGCATCGGGGCAAAGCCGCCGAAATGCATCCGCTTCGCTATTGAGGTGACACCACACGACCCAAGGCTCATGGCTGGCGTTCACCAGTGCCGCGGTCGTTGATGCTCGCGCATCAACACTATCCCTGCGCGCGGCGATGCGGTCCTGTAACGATCCTGCCTCGACCGCGAATAACTCGCCCACGTCGGCATCTGATGCGACCACATGCTGATGGGTCGTCATTGGCGGTAGGTCGTATCCCTCATCTGAATAGCCCAAGTCTGATGGCCGGCGCAGCATGACCGACCACGAGGCCAGCCATCGCCAGAACGACTGCCGAGCATGCCGCTTCAGCCGCCATGTCTGCGTTTCGCCGCCATCATGGACGAAGAACGTCGCGAGCATCTCTGGCCTCGTCAAAACCCCAAGAAACTCCGAGTGATTCCCCAGCTCCATGAAGTCGTTCGGTGCCGGTGTCGCGGTGCATGCTAGGCGATAGGGCGTCGATTGCGCAGCGTCGATAATGGCCGTCCTGGTAGCGCCGTCATAGGCTTTCAGGATGGATGACTCGTCGAGGACGATACCAGCCATGCGGCCTACGTCGAAATGCGAAAGCATCTCGTAGTTGGAAAGGATGACGCCACCCCGGCCATCATCCGACCGCACATACCGCGCGTCGATACCAAACCGAGCGGCCTCTGCTTCCGATTGCTCCGCAACCGCAAGCGGCGCGAGAACGAGGACCGGACGCCCTGTCGTCTCCGCGACGCATCGCGCCCACTCCAGTTGCATCAGCGTTTTGCCAAGGCCGCAGTCCGCAAAGATCGCCGCGCGCCCGCGCCGCAGTCCCCATGTTACGATATCCCGCTGGAACGGAAACAACGCATCGTGCAGTGGTGGAATGTCAGACAGTCCGACCGGGGCGAACGCCATCGACTTCGACTCAAGGAAGGCCGCGTAGTCGTCGTTCATCGCTCGACCCCCAGGTATGCGCAGATGGCCGCGATTGCTGCGTCGGCGCCGTGCGCGACATACACACGATAACCCTGCCCCCTTAGCGCCTCGTGCCATTCGCCTTGTTCCTGGCTAACTGCACCGCCCTTGACGCGCTTCATTTCGACAAACAGACCGTGTGCGGCGCCGGTCATCGTGAGGGCGGGCACCGGCAGGAACAGGTCAGGCACGCCCGCGCGCAGCCCTTCGGCCTTCAGCTTCTTGGCCGTTTTCATGGCCACGCGCGCACCGTTCGGGATGGCCAGCAGCAGCCGTAGGCGGGTGTCCTTGTGCGCGTCGGCCCACGCGATGACGGCGCGCTGCTCCTCGTGCTCCAGCGGCACGCGGTGGGCCGTGGCCTTCTTCGCCGCGCGCTTGGACGTGCGCTGTGCGATGGCGAGCAGGTCGCCCCGCCCCGCCGCGCGCAGCGCCTTTGCGGTGATTGCGCGCCTCATGCCTTCGTCTCCGTCGTCAGTGTGATCGTGCCGGCCGCATACGTCGCCCGCACCGTCTGCCCCTGACGCATCGCCAGCGCCAGCGCGCCCGCGACTGTCGGGTTCCACACGAGGACGCGCCCAATCTCGACCGGCTGCGGCTTGCGCGCGCGCTTCGGCTTGGCCGTCGTCGTGACCGTTGCCTCGTCCGGCGCGATGCGTGCAACCGCGTGATACTTCATAGCCATGCCGCTTCCTCGCTTTTGGGGTCCACCATCCGGCCGTCAGCGTGCATCACCAGGCGCATCGGCATGCGCCGCCGTTCCGCCCATGCCGCCGTGCCACGCCAGCGTTTCGCGCCAGCTCGCTACAGCGTCAGGGTGGACGTGCAGCACTCGGGCCGGCACCGTCAGCGCGTCGCTCGGCATGTCCGACAACAGGCCCGCATACACCGGGGTGCCGTCCGCCTCGGTCACGATGCACCGATCCAGCAGCAATGCCCAAAACGGGCGCACCTCCACCGCTGTCGCCATCGAAGCCAGGACACCCACGCGGATCGCACCCTTGGGCGCTCCGCGTAGCTCACGGTCTGGCAGCTCCGTCCCCTGCACGATCCGCCACGCCTCATCACAGCACTTACAATCATCCTTGTGATGCGTCATGCAAAACATGCCAGACGCGTACCGCTGCACGGTGATGGTCTTGGTTCCGCGTCGAAACCGGAACACCTCGGGGGCCTCGCGCGTCATAACTTGGGCTCCGACGACGCGTACCGCAGCAACGCCTGCCCGCGATTCACCCGCATGTCGATAGCTTCCAGCGCCTCTTCCAGCTCGACCCAGCGCGCGGCATCCACCGTCATCTGCTCGACCATCGCCGTGTACGCATCATCGGCGTGCGCGATGCGGTCCACGTAGTCATCGGCGGGCTTTTTCTCGCCGCGCGCGGCCGCCTCAGCGTAGAGGCGCGCGTGTATGCGAGACAGCTCGACCTTGCGCCGATGGTTGGCAATGCCGTTGGCGCCGTACAGCGCGCGCAACGGGGCCAGCTCCTGGACGATCGCGTGACGCTCGGCCAACAGGTCGTCTATGCGATCTACGCCCGCCCTGTCCTCGGCGTCTCGCCACGCAGTTGCAGACGCCACATTTGGATTGAATGGGTTTGTCATCGTCAGAAGGGCAGGTCGTCGTCACCGCCGGTCGGCTGCACGTAATCGTCGTCCGACGTCGGTGCAGCGTGCGACCGACGAAAGTTGGCCAGTTCTGCGGCGTAAGCCTCCTTGCGCTCCTGAAACCACGAAGGCCGCACGTACTCGTCTGCGCTCACGTCAGCCGGCGCCATCCGCTTCGGCAACGGCATGATGGTGCCAATGGTCGCGTAGGTGCGTCCCTTCTGCGATTGCCGGTGCACGATAGACAGCAACGCGTTTTGCCCAACCAGCTTGTGCAGGGGCACCCCGCGCTTTGCCTCCTCCTCCGTGTACGCGCGCCCGCGCCACGCTTCCAGGAATTGCCGCGCCTTCGCCTGCTCGAACATCGAGGCGGTAAACTCAACCGACACGTCAAACAGGTGCCCATCGTCACGGCGCTCGCCCGTGATGAACACCAGCGCGAACGATTGCGACACCTTCGGCTTGGCACCCCACGTCTTGAGCCGCTCTCCCAAGTCCACCACATCGACACACACCGCCGCCATCTGCCCCTCGGGGTGTGGCGAAAACTTCGGACCACCCTCGTCGCGAATCGTGATGATATCAGCCAAGACACACCTCAGAGTCAGAAGGTTCCGGCGCCATGAAAGCGCCCATTGCGATCAGGGATTCCAGCACGTCCGCTTCGCTGCACCCGCACGGCTCGGCTAGGTGCCTATAGCCGCCCTCATGGCGCGTCGCCATCGAGCCGCACGCCGGACAGATCGGCTCCGCCGCCTCCGCGCGCATGAGCTTCGCGGTCAGGCGGTCGATGGCGGTCCGGGGCTCGTCAGACATTTTCTGCCTCCGTGGGTGGCTGCGACGCCGCCCAATTCATCAACGCAAGTACGTCGGCGGGCGACTGCCACCCTTGCACCGTGTCCACATACTCCGAATCGCGTCGGTCCGCGCGACGCCACGCCTCGCCGTCACGCACCAGCGCCAACAGGCCGCTATCGCCGACCCATACGGCCGTCTCCGCGTCGGGTGATCCTCCCCTACCCGCCCGCGCTTCGTCGGCGCCGATCTGCATGTCGCGGTTGGCGCAGTAGTTGCCGGGGCCGAACTGCACCGATACGGTGTATCCGTTGGCAAACGTGATCTGAAACCCCTTGCCACTCGTGATGTGAAATCGCTCAG